TTTGATATAAAAATACGAGTTCATCCCGGACTTTCATATAATTCGAAATGGAAGCAGGTGAAAGTTGAGAAATATTGGATAGAACATCGATTTTTTTTATATTTGAATCGTAGATAAATTCATTAATAAATGGAAAAATGTTCATATTGGACATATATAAAACATATTTAAATATTTTTTTGTATTTAAGATTACAGAGTTATTAATTATTTTATATAATTAAATATTTTAATACATAATGCTTTGTTGTTGTAAATCCAACAAAAAAGTACATATCAAAAAACGATTATCTATCGAAGTAGAGCACGAATATTGGGTGGAAGTTTTGTTGCCTTCACACATTATGACCGCAATAGATGATAAAATGTTCGAAATTTTAGAATACCGAGAAGAAGAATTAATAGGAAAGGACTTTAGATCAATAACCATACCCCCCATCATGCACAAATATTTGAAAGAAGTATATAACACGAAAATTACATTTGCAAAAATAAACGAGATCATTAAAAATATCACGAAACTGAGATACCTTCCATTTATATCTAAATCTGGAAAATTAGTGTGGATTAGTAATTTTAACCCAGTTATTATACCGAATCCGGATATCAATAACCCGTTTAAAGCCAATGTTTATTTTACAATCGATCCCGACTGCTCGATTGCTCCCAACATCCCGAAAGAGTTTTTAGAATTTATGACCAATTCACCTACTTTCTGTGTGAAACATTATAAGAATTGTGTGATAATTATGATGGATGTTGCCAACTCTTCGTTCATATCTACCACCAAAACACCGAAGGAAGTTGCACTCATGTTTCATGAAGTCATCAAACAAGCATCCACATTTGTGAATAAGAATTTTTATCCATTTATACGATTTATCGAAGCGTGTGGAGATTCTCTGATGTTCTTACATTGCCCTGATTTATCATTGACTTTATCGGATATACACAGTGAATGCATGTATTTTGCCTTGAAATTGACAGAACAATTGAACATCCTATTGGAGCCATATAACACATACATTCGTTGTGGGATGGTTCATGGTGAGTGCGCGGGGGGTGTGTGGGACGGAAAGACCTTTCGGTTGTCGGGACAAAATGTCAATTTGGCCGCGCGTTTGGAGGGAATATGTAAAAAAAATAACGTGGTGATTTGCGACCAAATGTACAACGCACTCCAGAAAGAAAACTATTTGTTTTCCAACGAAGTAAAGGAGGAGTACGAAGAATTGAAAGGACTGGGGGTACATAAATTGTATCAGATTAATTTAATGACGGACACTGGGTGTAAACAAATCATACAAAAACGGTTGAGTATGAGTTAAAAATGAACATCGTTCTTCGCTACTCCAATATATTTTAATAGAAATTGTATTTTTTTAATCATCATATCATATATCATATGCATGAAATTGAATTATCCACGATTTATAACGAATCAAATATGCGAACAAATCAAGATGTCATTATGCTCATTGAACAAGAAAAGTCAAGAATGCATACAATCCTCGTAAAAATATATCATGTTGTAATGCATGTTTTTTTGTTTTCAGTTTTTGAAAGCATTTTTTTTTGGTATTATATCGTGGAACAAGAGGAAAAAGCATTCAAAAACCATTTGAAGGATATAATTATGATAAGTAATTTATTTTGTGTGAACATGAACATGAATTTAGATCCTTTGTACGAATACATGGAAAGCGAGCACCGTATTTACAATAATAATGTGCCACTTCGTTTTACATTTGTGTTGAATGGATATTTGCTGGGTATTCTTGTGACGATGAATATTTTGTTGAAATGCAATCGACAAAATATACAGAAGATTAATATATATGTACTCAAACAGGACAGTGTTGTATTGATCTTGTTATTTTTGTATGAGTATTTATTTTTTCAAAATATAATTTACAATTATAAACCCAAATCCGCAATGGATATAAAGTCACTCTTATTTGACCAGTGCGTGGCGAAATAATTCCAAAAAAAAGTGGAAAAAATTGAATCGAACAATTCGCACAAAAAGACTACAACCTTTAAACAGAAATAATGAGGAAAACCAGCATGTGTGATTCCATCGACGACGAAATCAACAGTATGATTGAAAGAACTCAACATGTGTTTCGGGACATTATCTTGTTGAATCAAGATCCGGACAAAACGAAAATAGAAAGTTATTGTAAGTGTAATAAAAGGATCATTCAGTTTATACTACATTGTACCACCTCGGAAGAGCATCGCGCTAAGAAAGAAGATTTTCGTTCCATGATAAATGCATATATAGAAAACTAATAAGAAAAGAGTGTGATAATATATATGCGATTTCCAATCATTATTACAAAACCAGCGTGGAAAAAAATGTCCGAGGTATTAACGAACACGAATCATTACGCTTTTTTATTTTCTGCTCAGGGGGGTGGTTGTAATGGATTCAATTACATACTGAAAGCGGTGAATGAAACGGAAGTAACCGAAATGGTTAGCGGTTCGTCATTGGCTCCTACGACATATAGTCATAAAGAGCATCATTTGTATGTGGACCCCATGTCAGAAATGATATTATTGGGAACAACTATCGATTATATCAAGGAAGATTATACGAAACAAATCTACGAAAGCAAATTCACTTTCACGCCTCGGAAAGAACTCGCCACGACATGTGGTTGCGGTGTTTCATTCTCGCCGCGTAATCACGCATGACAAGAAATTGCGATTACCTTTTTATTTATTTTTGATTGATAAATAAAAAATTGATTTTAAATAATATATAATCCAGACATTAATACATAGTATGAAAAAAAGCAATTCAAATGGATTAGATCAGTTTTATACGAATCCGGATATTGCATTGGAATGTTATGACACACTGCAAAAAACAATTGATATGAACAAATATGATATTCATTTAGAACCAAGTGCAGGTTCAGGTTCATTTTATGACATTATGGACGAAAACAAACGAGTTGGGTTGGATATAGAACCGCAAAAACACGGAATTGTCAAAATGGATTTCTTTCAATATCAGCCCATTGAAGGAAGACGATATGTAACGATTGGAAATCCCCCTTTCGGTAAAGTGTCCTCTTTGGCGGTACAGTTCTTTAATAAATGTGCCGACTTCTCTGACTGTATTGCATTTATTATACCCAGGACGTTCAAACGAGTGAGCATTCAAAACAAGTTAGATTTAAATTTTAAATTAATATACAACAAAGACCTTCCACTTCAACCTTGTTGTTTTACTCCTCCCATGAGTGCCAAATGTTGTTTTCAAATTTGGATAAAGTCAGAAGAAAAACGACAAGTAGTGAAATATGAAAAAAAACATAAAGATTTCACATTCATGAGACATGGTCCCAAAGATGATAACAATCAACCGACTCCACCCACCAATGCACATTTTGCATTGAAAGCTTATGGAAGTAACTGTGGTGAGATTGTAGATACCGAATTAGATACATTACGGCCAAAAAGCTGGCATTGGATTCATTCCAATATAGATGTAAACGTATTGAAACAAAGATTTAAACAATTGGATTATAAAATGTCAAAAGATACGGTGCGTCAAGATAGTCTTGGACAACAAGAATTGATATATTTATATATGTTGAAATATGGTGCATAAATACCAGTTAAAAGTTATCAGAATGATACTCAACTTCATAATTTAATAACTCATTCCAGAGCTGCGCGCATTTCCCCGTTTTGGCGTTGGGATTTGTACATCGCAAAGCATATTCGCAATTGTTAATACCGAAATTCTCTTTTGTAATAGCCCCATTAATACATGTTGTTCCATGAGCATATCCACCGTATTTAATTACCATATCATATACAGCGTCCGAAGGAACTTTGAAAATATGAGCATTTCCTAATAAATCATTTTCATACATATTATATGTGACAAAGATGTAAATCTGCACATCATGTTGAGGTCTGATTTGAACAAAATTAATTGATGATTTTTTTGCGTGAATGGAAAACTTGATTTCGTAATTAATATCATTTTTTCGTCCATCGCCACTTGTTTCATTCAATGGAGGGCCAATACCTAAATCTCGTTTACACATATCTTCTGAAATTGTAGATTGTGGTCCAGAATACTTGCGTGCCAAAATACATTTACCAGTCAATGTACTTTGTGCGTTGATCTCATTTACTATGTTTTCTTGTGTTATTTTCGAATTCTCTCTCATTTCATCCACCATGGATTGTAGGTATTTGTTGTTTTCCATCATGTAACTTTTAATTTACATGATGGAAAACTTTTAAACCTTTCTTCTTCAATTTTAGTTACCAAGGAACTCAAAGAGTCCGTATCGTCATAATTAATATTTCGATTACCTTTTTATGAAAATATGATAAAAAATAATATTGAAACATAATAAAAGTATTTATTCATGAAACAAATGAATTTTCTTCCGCATGAGCTCGTGGATAAAATTGTATATGCTTACATACCTCTATATATGTCCAATATGCAACTTGTGCACAATGAGTTACGCAAGCCCGACTTGATCCTTCACATGAGCGAAACCATATTTGATTTTGAAGTGGATTTTTATCATATCATTCGACTTCCACGATTGTTATCTATTTAGAAAAAAATATGGATATAGTATATAACATAACATAACATAACATAACATGGCAGAACGCACAAATTCGCATAATGAATTTATTGAAATTGTACAAACAATTATAGACAATAATATATTCAAAGAAGATGAAAAAAAGTGGGACGACCTATCTAAAAGATTATTGGGCTTATTGAAAGGCGATATTAACCCCGGTACATTGAGTGATATAATGGTTATAAGCAAAGATATGTCCTTATATCTAAAAGATCATCCAGGTACAACTGAAGAAGATAAAGTAAACCGACATGAACTTTCGAAAATTATGTGGAAGGCGTATAGTGAGCTTCAAACAAGTGCCAATAAACATGCCGCTGCCACAGCTCATAAAGATAAAAGGAGAAGAACACTGAACAACAATTCACAATCGACACCGCCGCCGAGTAATAATGTTTTTTCGTTTAATGCGTCTGGTAAATCAATTGAAGATTTTACGAATATAGCGGGTGGGAAAAAAAAGAACCGAACTAAGCGCCATCGAAAGAAAGACATAAAGATGCGTAGAAAGTCAAAATCAAATACAAAATCAAAGAGAAAAAATAAGACACGCACAAAGCGCTCGTAAATGTAGTACCAGTGAATACACTACATTTACGTGTTCATTTGATTGAATAAGTTATTTGGGGTCAAAAGATAATATTATCGAATAATATTGAGGGTATCTTCGTTGACATATGTATCAAAGCCAGTACCAATCGTTTTTTTAAATATTTTTCGCCCCAATATTGGATTTTTCTTATACACATATTCCAATCTTCTGCGGATTTTATTTTCATAAATTTCAAGAAAAGAATCATTATCAATGCCAATATTTTTTAGATTTCGATAAATAAAGAAAGGTTCTGACAAAGAACCAAACAATTTTTGGAGCAATTCTACGCGAATATTTCGAAAAGAAGTATATTTTGGAAACGCACGGAAAATACGGAGTAGATTAAGAAACTTTCGTTCAGTGCTCAATTGGTGGTACTTTTTTTTAATACAATGAACGTATAAATTAACTTCGTATTGGCTAACAACCGCTTTCTTGGAAAAATTATTCTTGAAATACAAAGTAAAAAAGAGACTGTTTTTTCCTCGACGCAAAAGTTCAAAATAAATGTATATCAAATGATGTAGTTTGAAAGGTACATTGGTATATGGATTCTTTAATTTCAATATGGTTGGAACATCATAGGTTTCATAATTGAAACAGGATTCCATCATATGGAACAATTCAAGGTCATCGAAAGAATATACAAAATTATTCTCACAGATTTGAATGGGATTTCTTCGAAAGGGCTGTAAGTATAAATTAACATGATTATACTTCTTTTTTATTTTGAGTTTCGCAAGATGAATGAATCTAGAAAACGCAAGTTTAAATTTTTGAACCTCTTGATATATTTTCAATTGTCGAATTGTGATATTTCCATCAAAAACGCATTTATGTATGTGATGATAATAGTAATAAACATTTGTGGAGTAGTTGTGAGTGTATAGAAATTGTACTGCCAAATAATCAAACGGATTGAAATGAATGTTGGATGTGTTTACTTGAATAAAGTTATCGTTATTATCGTAATGAATATACATTGAATATTTGTAAAGCAGATAAATTTTATTATAGGATGAGAAACGATACATATGTTATGAATATTTGAAACATTTTTTTAAATGCTATTTTTGTTGTTGTTTTTAAAAATGAATGTAAAGACGAATGATATAAGTATAAAATGTCATCATTGCATAGTGTAGTATATCCTATTTCTACTTTTTTAGAAATAAGAGATATGGTTCGTTACGCATCCACCAATAGGGATGCATTACAACAGTTGAAATCGAATATAAACCGTCAAATAAATATCAAAAGAAGATATGTGCGACAATTCTTTCCCGACTTCATAATTGATACGATGAATGGAATGGAGACTATGATATTTTCACCAATATTACAATTTGAACCTCAATTTGAAGGATCAACAGGATATTTGGACGAATTACGCCCGAATCAAGTACAGTATCCGATCATGATAGGCGTGGATGATTTTATGCGCCCATTTATCACCTTCAAATTGAGATATAATAATAATATTCATGTGGAAACTTTATTTCAAAGGTATTCATCTTGCCATTTGACCTGGACTTGGGGTTCCCTGTCAGTATGCGTTTTGCAAAATTACAGTGGTTTATATTCACAGAGAACGTTTGGAGATACTACAGCTACGGCGGTGATCAATGATTTCCAATTAAAAGAAAACATTGAACTGCTACTACAGAATAAGAAATATATTAATAAAAGAAAAATTTTCGATATCTATTCTATTAAAAAAGTAAAATTGGAATTTGCTTGATGATAAATCGGAACATCCTTTTGAAAAATAATAATTCACACCTGTGAATATTTAGCGTTAGTTTTTTTTCGTTTTGTATTTGTTTTCCTTCGTGTTTTTGTGTTTCTTTTCCTTCGCCTTCTTATGTTTCTTCTTCGAGTTTCACCACCATTTAAATATTTATGTGTTTTCGTTCTTGTATCTGTTATAGTCAATTTATTATTCATTTTATTCATTAATGTATTAAGAGCCTCGTGCGCCTGCTTATCTTCTCTTTTCTTTTTTTCCTTATTTTTCATTTTAAAAAATCGATACCCGCCACGGGACATTGTCTTTTGTTCTTCCGTAAGATTATCCCAGGATGGGATGATAGGGGGGTAATATGTGTAATGACAAATACCACATTCATGTGATTCGGGATTGACAGGAATTACTTTTTCAAACTGAACGAATAAATCATCATTATCGAAATTACCAGGGTGAATACCACCAAATTCAATATCAAAAAAATTAGGCATTCTTTCAAGTTCTCTAAAAGTTAATGTTTTAATGAAATTAATAGCAATAGCTTTTCCTGATTTGCGATGTTCGTTAAGATATCGACCAACCATCTGGATAAAATAGTCTTTACCTTCTTCAAGATTTTCTACTTTTACTTCTTCCATTTTTATATACTATACATTTTATTAGAATCCACATACTTAGGTACATGTTTGATTTATGCTAGTTCATATCCACCGAGCTTCATCATTTCTTGTGTAATCTTATCATATTTTTTACATTTTTCTTCCAGTTCCTTTTTCTCTTTTTCCAATATGTACATTTTTTCACAGGTATTTTCAACAAAATCATTCGCTTGTTTTATTTCAGCTAAAGCCTCTTCTTTTTCTATGAGAATGTATGTTAATTGAGATTGAATAGTTTGGTTTCGCTGCTTTTCCAATTGAAGTGCCTCGTGTTCTTTTACTAATTGGATTTTCATCTGTTTCACTTCTTTTAATGCCAATACCAATTCGTCACTCAATACATCGCCTTTCACAGGAGGAGGCTGGTGATTCATATTTTCCAAATATTCTAGGTGTTTTTTTGTTTTGCAATGCTGAAATTTGAATGAATTTTTGTTTCTATGAATTGTTTTTGATCTGGTACACGGGCATTTTACACCGCATTCGGAAAATTCAGTCCACCTATACTTTTCCAAATAATCCACATATTTTCCATTTTTGAAGAAAGGTTCATATGCAATTGGTGCTTTCACTAACGAAGTCATGTTTGCGAACACATACGAATCATGTATTGAATCAATTTTAATATATCATGTTCTTCTTGAATAATTAAATTAGAACCTATATTAAGTATAACTGAACACAATAAACAAAATGAACAAGTACTATGTATATTTATTAGAATCCACAAACCATGCCACATACGTAGGCGCGACGGTTGATTTAGACCACCGACTGCGGCAGCATAACGGGGAAATCAAAGGGGGCGCACGAGCCACATCCATGAAAGTAAAAAAGGGCGAAACGTGGAGGCGCGTTTGTCATGTAGAGGGGTTTCCTACATGGTCCGAAGCCCTAAAATTTGAGTGGGCATGGAAATTTTATTCTAGAAAATTGAGTAAAAGCCTTTTCCCATTGGACCGTAGAAAGCAGGCCCTAGACGATGTAATGGCCCTCGATAGACCTACTAGCAAAGCAATTGCCTATGTGGAGTGGGAAACGCCAATTCACGTGGTGTGGGCAGAATAACAATGTATAATTTTTTGGTGATAGTTTATTCACTTGATTCATGGCACTCTACTTCCTTCTTGCAAGATCTATATGCAAAAAGGGGGAGACGACTTGGTCACGGTGCTGCGAAATATTGGCGAGACCTTCCCCCAAAAGTATTTGAGTGTATTCGAAGAAGCCTTTATTTCATGCCCGAAATCATGATAGACTTGTCATTTCATGCATACATGCCTTATCACCTTTCGATGCACCACTATAAAGGAAAACAACAGTTATACGGACAAATGGAGAAAAAAAGAGACACATGGATTCCATATATAAATGAAAAAGATATGAAAAAATTGAAATAAATATATTTTTTATATAGCATAATCAAAAATGGATATACTATATAAATTACCTTTTCCACAAGAGGTGTGTAGTAAAATATTTATGTATACATGTAAATCACCACATACTGGATTAGGCGTTGCTATACTAAAAAAAATAGTAGGATTACCTATTTATAATAGATTAATTGCATATGGAGGCATCGATAATGACAGAAATGTGGTTAAAATAACGAATATCATACTTACTTCGGCACAAGATAAGCAACTGACCTTTGACATTGTCCATCTCAAATCGCTGATAAACTTGACCGAGATTAGTCTTTGCTGTACGGGCGTCTATGGAAACATTGAACACATGAAGTCGCTGTCGAAGATGACCGAGATTCACCTCTACAACACGGGCGTCTATGGAAACATTGAACACCTGAAGTCGCTGCCGAACTTGACCGTGATTGGCCTCATCCGCACGGGTGTCTCGGGGGATGAGAATGCATTTCATAAATATCGTAAAAGTATAGGATTACCAAAATGTAATATTTATCTTTAAAAATAAATGATATAAATTTATACAATGAAAATAAATAAATGGATACTTCAAAAATGACGATAATATCACAGCATTATAAAACTGAAATAATTCAAACAATTAACAATAAATATAAGGAAGATGGTCCAAAATTGGTAGGAATATTGGCAAATAACGACCCGGCTTCAAAACAATATGCAGAGTGGACAAGAAAATCGTGTACTAAAGATAATATTAAATATGAATTATATGAAACAAAAAAAGGCAATATTTATAATATTATAGACGAAGTTAATAAAGATAGCACGATACACGGGGTGATAATATATTATCCAGTATTTAATGATGATCAAGACAATCAACTTAGAAATTCAATAATACCAGAAAAGGACGTGGAAGGGTTGTGTGAAACATATAGTTATAATCTATACAACAACATTCGTTATACGGATAAATATAAAAAACATAAATGTATTTTACCATGTACACCACTAGCGGTTTTAAAAATTATGGAATATTACAATATATACAATACATTATCACCAATCGGTTCTAAATTATCAAAAAAAACGATAACTATAATTAACAGAAGTAAAATATTGGGCCAACCGTTGGCTAGAATGTTGGCAAACGATGGCGCTTTGGTATATTCAGTAGATATAGATTCTATGTACAAAATATATAAAAATGATACGATAAAAATAAATACATCTACGGAGAATGCCTGTTTGTTATCAGATGTAGTTATTCTTGGAGTGCCCTGTAAAGAATATAAATTGCCCTCATCAAATATTCGAAGCAACACTTTAGTTATAAATGTATCTAGTTTTGAGAATATAGACAGAAATGAGTTAAAATATATACAAGGTGTTGATTTTGTATCAAGAATTGGAAAATTAACAATAGTAATGCTCGAACGCAATTTGCTCCGTTTGTATGAGAATTATCATATTCGTTCGTAGTATTTTACACAAGAACTAGTCGTTTGGTCAAAAAAATTGATTCATTGTCTTTCTTTTTAATATATTCATACTAATGGCATCCCACATTGACATTGAAATGAATACTTATTTGACTGAAATTGAAAAACTACAAGCAAAGGTGACGGAACTACAAAAAGAAAAAGAATTAATGGAAAACCAGAAAGAATTAATGAAAAAACAGAAAGAAGAAAAGACAACAGAAATAGAACCTAATTTGGCTGTGATGGAAAAGTGGTTGGATTCTGTAATCGGAGAGCGAAAAAATACAAAAAGAGCAAAAAAATATTATGAATCTTTATATGACAATACAAAAGATATATCTCTAAAAACACGACAAGAAATTTGGAAACTTAGAAGGGTATATTATAATAATAGCCTGGATAAATGGATGCCTCCAAATCAAGAACCTTTATTTCACAATACAAATCATAAATCTCCTGATACAGTATCTCAATTTATGATTGATTATATAGAAGCAACTCGCAATTTATTTAAAATCCAACAAAAACAAATTAATGAATTGAAAGTCGCTGTTGCGAAGATGGAATAGATTTAGTTCGTATTAAGGAAGGACTTCGAACCCCAGCTTCAAAAAAAAATCATGTTTTTGTTTTGCATCCTCGTAGCCACAAGTATAGCACGATTTGTGATAGTCTTCGTCAAATAAATATCCAAAGTTGATAATATTTGTGAGAAAGTAATACACACGAAAATCCCATAATTTGATCGCAACCCAATTTTCATTGGTTGGTTTGTAGTGGAAAAAGGATGATAAAAATCCATCAATATGAACTTGATTGTGATATATGGTGTAAGGAGACCCAAATATAAAGGGTATATATTGAGATGTTTTGATGCTATTAAATAAATCATTGTAATCTGTGAATTTAGATACGGTGTGATTGTGCCAATAGGGAAACACTTTGGTCATACTAACATACATTTTTTCATTCATGTGTTGTAAATCGCATTTGCTTTTGTATAATTTATAAATAGTAATTTTACATATATCAAACATCGATGTATATTTATTTTGGTTTTTGTAATTGAATGTTTGAATAACAAATTGATCAAAGAAATGGTCTACGTCAATCTTATTGGACAAAATAAATGCACAATTGCACCCTCCTGAAATACCACAGAATTTATAATCGCTCAAATGAAATGTTTTTTGCATGTATTTGATAATGCCCAATTGGTAGGCGAAATTCACTCCAGTTTCTCCAAATATTACTCCATCTATTTTTTCGGATTTCGGATTTTGTGATTGCCTTCGGAGTTGATATAATGTCATTCCCCCGAGGCAGAATAACAGAAAGGATGTTTTCATTATTATGATATACAATATATTTTTAAACGAAAAATGTTCGAACAATGTTACATCTATAGTATCTTTATTTTTGTATCTTTGCTTTATTTACAACCATGCCACCGAAACGCAATAGATCATAGGATATTATTAGTCGGGAACATGAAAGATACAAGATACATGGAAAAATAAAAATTGCGAAAATAAAGATTAAACAACGAATAATGGTTAAATACATTGCAATATAAAAATGAATATACGAGTATTTGATGAATTATGAAAATCACCCCACATACATTTGTTTCAAAAAACGACTCGGTCGTAAATTAACGAATGAAGAATTGGATATTGCAAATTGCTCAACCTTAATCGATATTCCCGCCAACACAATCATTGATGAAAAAAATAAATATTTTGAAAAATATAATTTTGTTAAGGTTAAGGAACCAGGTCATGACAATTTTGATGGTATTGGTATCATAGCTGGAGTAAATAGCAATGACGATACTTATTATGTCTTTTATAAAAGAAAAAAAAGAAGAATAGTAGATGAAGTTCTAACAAAAAAAGATTTTACCTTTTTTACCTCAAAAGCAAAAAAGTTATTGAAAAACGAATCAGTCAAATTATTTCTTAAAGAATTATATGAGTGTTGGAATAAACATAACATAATACCAATATCTTTCACAAACATAATCACTCCTTTGCCTTCATGGTGTAATGATAGTCTATTGCCGGTAATTGATATACCAGTACAATTCATGGGTGCATACTTAATAAGCCCAAAAATATGTGATGACACAATAAAATATTTCCAGAACAATACAGAAAAAATATGTCAAGGTAGCATTCTAGGGAAATATGGAGAAGCCAGGAATGACAAAACTTTCAAAGATTCACTCGATATTTCTTTCTTTAAACCAAACGAGGAGCCATGTCAAGAATGTAAAGATTATGCTTATGCACTTGATCTCGCATTGCACGAATATAAAAAAAAATACAAACAGTGTAATAATTTAGGTAAATTCAAAATAAACGAAGGGTTTCAAATTCAGTACTATGAACCAGGAATGGGATTTCATTCACATCATTGCGAAAGACCGGGGGATCCCCATTCGATATATAGACATTTGGTATTTATGACATATTTAAACGATGTAACAGATAGAGGTGAAACGGAATTTTTTTATCAAGGTGTAAAATTTAAACCAAAAAAAGGTCTTACCTTAATATGGCCCGTAGATTGGACATTTACTCATCGTGGAATAGCATCTCCAACACAACAAAAATTTATTGTAACTGGCTGGATAGGTTTTGATCATTAAAAGGAAGAATGAAATGGTAGAATAAAAATCGAACGATATATAAAGATGATACAAAAAAAGACTGACCTACCAAAAATAAGACAAAAATATCAGTTAGGTAGAACAAAGAATGATAAAATGTTAATCGGTGTTAGACCTCACCAAAAGGGACCATTTAGACCTGTACCTGAATTAGCGAATAAAATGATTAAACCAAGTGTATCAAAATTAAAAGTCATAAATAGTTCAAGATTAAATGGAAATAAATCAATATTCAATGGTGGAAATAGAAAGACAAAAAAAGGAAGAAGAAAGAACAAATCAAAGACAAGAAAAACCAAATAAA